GGTGCAAAAGCGGTCGATATTCAAGCCTAGAATGATTCTAAATCTCAACTAACCGACCCGCCCCCGCAACACCCTTGCAATGCCCAAGCCAGCCCGAAACCAAACCGGCGCACAAGTCAGCGATGAATTGTCCATTAGTGAGACAACGCTGAAGCGGTACCGCTCGATGGGCTGCCCCCATACCAAAAGTGGCCGAGGCAAACCCTGCATGTACAGCGCCGAAGAAGTGGCTGCGTGGATGCGGTCGCAAGACCTGACAGGCGAGCCGGGGCGACCTGTGACGGGGCAATCGGCGGACCTTGACGCGGCCAACCTTCGCAAGACGAACGCGATGGCTGACAACTGGGAGATTCGCAACGAACGCGAACTACGCAGCCTGCTGCCAGCGGCAGAAGTGCAGCGGTCGTGGTCGAAGATAGCGATGCGGGTGCGCGCACAGGTGCTGGCTGTACCTGACAGTGCCGGGCCAGCGATGGACGGCATGAACGCTGCGGAACGCATACAGGAGATGCGAGGAAGACTAGAGGAAGCACTTGAGCAACTGGACGCAGAGGACGAACCCACGGCAAGCGACGAAGCTGCGTGAGGTAGAGTCGGCCTTTCTTCGCCTGCTGCGACCGCCTGAACGGCTGTTGCCGAGCGAGTGGGCCGAGCGTTACCGCGTGATCCAGAATGGCCGCTCCCGCGAGCCTGGCCCTTGGCGTAACAAGCGATCCCCCCACCTTAAGGGGATCATGGACGCCGCGAAGGAACAGGGCGTGCAGGGCGTCGTTGTGATGAAGGGTGCCCGCATCGGGTACTCGGAGGCATGGAAGAACGTATTAGGTTACTGGATCGACTGCGAGCCAGACCCGGCTATGTTCGTGCTGCCCGACAAGGACAGCACCAGCAAGATCATGCATGGCGACATCCGGCCTCTGTTGACCGAGACGCCGCGACTGACTCGTTACATGAGTCCCGACAAGAGCGATAACACCCTCTCGCTAGTCCGCCTTAACTCAATGGACATCTCGACCGGCTGGGCTGGATCGGCTCAATCGTTGGCATCGTCCAACCAGCGGCGTGTCCTGTTTGACGAGATCGACAAGTTCCCGCCGTTCAGCGGCAGGGATGCCGACCCCATCAGCTTGGGCATGGCCCGTGCGAACACCTACGCCGCTATTGGTAAGGCGTTCTATATGCTGGGGTCTACCCCGACCACGGGGCTTGGCCACATCGCCCAGCGTGCGGCGGCGTGTACCCAGCACCGCCACTGGCACGCCCCTTGCCCCCACTGCGGCGAGATGCAGCAGATCATCTGGTCGCAGGTCAAGTGGGACAAGGCCGCCGAGGGTGAGGATAGACGCGACCACGCGGCTCGTATCGCTGACACTGGCGGTGCGTGGTATGAGTGCAAGCACTGCGAAAAGCGTATCGAAGAGGATCAGAAGTCGCGGATGATGAACCGGGGCGAGTGGATCGCCGACGACCCCGACACGTCAAACCGCTGGGTGGCGTTCTACGCCCCATCTTACATCTCCCTGATGATTACGTGGTCACAGATCGCGGAGTCATGGATCAGGGCACAGGGCGACCCGGCCCGTCTTATGGAATGCGTCAACCAGTACCTTGGCGAGCCGTTTGAAGAGCAGGCCAGCACGTCGAAGCCCGGCACCTTTGAAGAGAAGGCCCGCCACTCTAACGGTCCGATGCAGTGCCCCGCATGGACTGAGGCGGTCTTTACGACTGCCGACGTGCAGAAGGATCACTTGTGGTACGTGACGCGGGCGTGGGGTGCTGGCGGCAGGTCGCACCTGGTGCGTTATGGCCGCGTATCGACGATGGAAGAGCTACGTGCGACGGCCTTTGCTGGCCGCTTCGCAATGGCTGACGGCACGGCTGGCGAGTCGGACTATCTAGCGATTGACGCTCGGTACCGCCGTGAAGAGGTGTACCCGTTCGCGGCTAGTGACCCTGGCCGCATCCTGCCGGTTGTGGGCAGTTCGCAACTGATGAGCCAGCCCGTGAAGCAGGGGCACTTGAAGGCTTACCCCGGCGTGATCCAGCGAACGGTCAACCCGAACTACTGGAAAGACATCCTACACGGTCTGATCCACAGCGACGACCCTACGCAATGGCTGCCCCACAACGAGGTGGACATCGGCTACTGCAAGCAGATGAGCAGCGAGCACAAGATACACGACCGCAAGGCTAACACCTTCGTGTGGCAGCAGATCAGTGCTGGCAACGATAACCACTTGTGGGACTGCGAGACGATGCAGTGCATGTTGGCAAACGAATGCGGCCTGTTCGTGATGGATGCACCATCCGAGCCGCAGGCGTCAGCCCCGCTCGTTGAAGCAACAGAGAATCCCTACCTCGACCAACATAAAGGGCGATGGACTTAACCAATGGCAATTAGCACCAGCACAATCGACGGCTTGCCGGACTACACCGATGCGCAGATGGTGAAGCTGGTTAAGCACGCCATCTCGCAGGTCTTGGGCGGTGCTCAGTCGTACAGCATCAACGGGCGGTCCTACACGGGCGCAGACCTTGACAAGCTCAAGAAGATGCTCACGTTCTATGAGGATCGCGTAGAGGCCGCAGGCAATGCGGGTGGGTCTAACATTGTCCTCGCGGAGCTTACCGGCCCGTGAGTGATAACATCAAACTGAACCCCATCCAACGTGCGATCGGTGCCGTGGTGCCACGCTATAAACAGGCGGTCATCGAGGCGGCAGCCTACGAGAGCCTAGCCAATACCGTCGTCAACGACGCCCGCCGTGCATCCCGCACTGGCAGGCTAGACAAGACGGGCTATGCACAGCAGCCCTATGGGCTGAACGGCAACCGCACGCTAGGGGCGTTTGACCGCCGCGTAGCGGTGAAGAAGGCCCGTCAGATATACGAGAACAACGTGCTAGGCCGGGCTATGCTCGACCGTGCCACTGACAACGTGATCGGCGAGGGCATGTACGTCCGCCCGAACACGGGCGATGAAGGCTTTGATGCCGAGGTATCAGCCTTTTGGGACAACTACCAAGCAGACGAGCGTGGGCTTGTAGACAACGGCACGCTGCAACGCAACTGGTTCCGCAACTGGAAGCGTGACGGCGACACGGGCGGGTTGATGCTTCGCAACGGCAAGATTCAGTCCATTGAATCGGACCTAATTCAATCGCCAAGCGGTAGCGGTGACCTGTACAACCGGCGGGGTGCCCTGCCTGAGATCGTGGACGGGTTCCGGCTGTCGCCCAGCGGCAAGCCGATGTCTGCGTTTATCGAAAGCCTCGACGAGCGTGGCAGCACTGCGTGGGAAGAAATACCATTCCGCAGCCTGCTGTATATCGCCGACTCGGACCGCGACGACTACACCGCCATCCGTGGCGTGCCGGTGCTGGCTACGATTGGCTGGCTGCTGGAACAGATCGACGGCACGGTAGAGGCCACAGTGACCGCCTACCGCATGGCTGCGATGTTCGGCTTAGTCCGCAAGTCCACGTCTCCAGGCCAGCAGACGGGCAACCTACCGCTAAGAACGAACGCCAGCGGCCAGAGCCAAGCATCTCTAGCCCTTGAGCCGGGTTCTATCGGCATGTTGGGGCTGGACGAGGACTTGATCCAGGTCAAGCCAGAACATCCCCACACGAACTACGAGGGCTTCATGACCTCGCTTGTGCGGTTTGCTGGTCTGAACCTTGGACTGCCTCTTGAGTTGGCCTTGATGGACTTCAGCAAAACGAACTATTCATCGGCCCGTGCGTCGATGGAGCAGGCGTATCGCGGGTTCCGCGTGACGCAGCAGCAGTTTGCTAACTGCTGGCTCAGCAAGTGGTATCGCTGGCGTATCAGCAAGGCGGTCAAGTCAGGCGAGATCACCGGCACGCCGCCTGCTGGCTTCCTCAACCATAAGTGGTACGGCCAGCCTTGGCCTTACCTGAACCCGGTCGATGACGCCAAGGGCACGATGGCTCTGATTGCCGCTGGCAAGTCATCGCTGACCGAGGAATTAGCCAAGCGTGGCGTCAAGTTTGATGACTGGATCGACGAGCAGCGTGTCGAGAACGAGCTTGCCGCTGATGCTGGCGTGTTGCTGCAACGCAGCACGATGACCCGCGACGCGGTGCAGACTGCCCCGGATAGCGGCGAGGCTGCACCAGAACCCGAAGACGAGCAACCGAGCGAACAATGATTAACTTCCGAGCACAGACCGAATCCCGAAAACTGCGGCTGGACATCCTCGACGCTATCGGTGCCGACTTTGTTGGCGGCGGCGTGACGGCCAAGATGGTGTCCAACCAGATCGCTAGTGCGGGCGAGGACATCGAGCAGATTGAAGTCCACCTGAACAGCCCTGGCGGTGATGCGTTCGACGGCGTGGCGATCTACAACCAACTCAAGCAGTTCCCCGGACAAGTCAACGTCTTTGTTGATGGCGTGGCGGCTTCTGCTGCCTCCATCATTGCGATGGCAGGCGACCAGCGGGTCGTGAGCACCGGCGGGCAGATCATGATTCACAACGCCAGTGCGTTTACCTTCGGTGATCGCAAGTCGCACCAGCGGCAGTCGCGGGCGCTCAGCAAGCTCGACAAGGGGCTGGCCGACATCTACGCCGAGGCGACTGGAACGGACGCGGCGACTATCTCACAAATGATGGACGAGGAAACGTGGCTAGATGCAGAGGATGCACTAGCCGAGGGCTTCGCAACGCATGTTGCACCGGCACACGCCGAGGCGACGGAATCGCTGCGAATGCTCAACTTGTATCAAAACGTGCCGTCAAGTGTTGCCGCGTGGGCAGGCCAAGGCGACGGCGAACAATCCCAGCCCACCGCGGAGCTAATAGCAATGGACGACCCCCACACACCCGAAGAAGAAGTTAAGCCCGATGCGATGGATGAACCGACCGAAGGCGACAAGCCGGATGCGATGGATGAGGATGAGTCGGTTGAATCCCTCAAAGCCCGAATCGCAGAACTAGAGGCCCAGTTGGCTGACGGCGACAGCGAAGACACGGACGAAGAAGAGATGCCAGCCGAGGCCCAGGCCATCGCTAAGGCATTCAACCATGACAAGGCGTTTGCCGTGGACATGATCGCGCAGGGCAAGTCGCTTGACGACTCGTACCGTGCGTATGCAGCCCACGCAAAGGCCGCTTTGTCGGACCTCGCCAACAAGGTCGACGCGGCCAACGATGGTGTCAACCCCGTCGCCGTTGCATCGCGTCAGGAAGACGACAACACCCCTGACGACCTTTCCAAAGTCTACAACCGTGCCCGTGACATGAAGAGTGACATGGGCCGCAATGCTTTCTTGAACGACCGGGGTATCGACCCCACCGCATACGCCGACTGGCTCAAGTCCAACGGCTAAATCCCTTAACCCCTAAAGGAGCCACACTATGGCACTTTCCGCAGACACCCCACGCCACTACAGCGTTACGGGTATTGAAAACGCCCTGCCCGTGCAGGCATCGTCCACCATCTACGCAGGTTCGGCTGTCTCCATCGACACCGGCGGCGAAGTCGGCCCCCTCGCTACCGGCGAAGCTGGCTTTGTCGGCTTTGCTAAGGCCAAGGCCGACAACTCGGCAGGCTCTGCTGCTGACATCAAGGCTCGCATCATCACTGATGGCGAGATTGAGCTTGATGTCACCGGCGTCGATGACAACAACGACATCGGCGACATCGTGTACGCAACCGATGACGCGACCTTTACCCTGACCGCATCCGGCGGCGTGGGTATCGGCAAGGTATCGCAGATCGTCAGTGGCACCAAGTGCCGCGTCAAGTTCACCTCGATCCACAATGAACACTGGAACGACTAATCAACCCTAAGCCGCTTTAAGCGGAAGGAAATATAACTATGAGCACTCCAAGCAAATCCGGCGTCTACTCGGTGCTGGACGACGGCAACATCAACGCACGGGCCGACTTCTTCGACGGCTTGGGCGAAGGCATGGCAGAACGCTATGCCGCCACCCTCGGCACCCTGATCGCCAGCGACTCGGCTGACGAAGACTACCGCTGGCTCGGCACCGCGCCAAGCATGTCCGTGTGGGAAGGCGAAGCACTGCTACAAGAGCTTCCCAACTACGCAGCCATCTTGCGCAACAAGCCGTACCTGTCCGGTCTTCGCATTGAGAAGAAGGACATCGACCGCGACAAGACCGGCCAGATTCGGCGTCGCGTTTCGGGCCTCGGCCAGAAGGCTGCTCGCCACTGGGAAGAACTTATCACTGACCTTATCATTGCGGGTGAAACCGCATCGGGTGCCGACAGCGGCGACCTGAAGGACATCAGTGGCAAGGCTTACGACGGCCAGGCGTTCTTCGACACCGACCACAGCTACACGGGCAGCAACTTCACCACGAACCAGAGCAACGACCTGTCCGCAGGCGTCTGGAACGTGGCAACTGCGACTGCCCCCACCGCTGATGAGGCCGCCCAGTGCGTCCTTGATATGGTCGGGCAGTTCTACTCGCTGAAGGATGACCAGGGCGATCCGATTAACGGCGGCCTGCGTACCTTCCAGATTCTGGTTGGTACGGTTCCGCTGTACACCGCGTTCGTCCAGGCCATCGGCTTGCAGAACCTGACCAGCGGCGCAACCAACCCGGTGCGTGCCCTTGACGGCCAAGGCTTGTCCATCTCGGTCGAGTTCGAGCCGCGACTGTCGGCCAACACCACCAAGGTGTACGGCTTTGCTACCGGCGGCGACATCAATGCCTTCATCCTTCAGGATGAAGACGCTGTTACTGTGCAGGAAGAAGACCCCGGCATCCTGACCACGCACATCAACGTCGCCGCCAAGGCGTCGCGTGCGGCTGGCTTCGGCCTGTGGCAGCGTGCGATGGTCGGCACCCTTAGCTAACCCAACCCAAGGAGGCCATTTATGGCAACGCTGAAAGACTACCAGGCTCTGGTAAAGAAGGTCAACGAAAGTGCGGGCGAGAACCGTGCTGAGTTGGCTAAGCAGAAGGCCGCCGTGGCTGAAGAACTGCAACGCAAGGCTGCCGCAAAGGGCAAGTCCGACCGACGCAAGCTGAAGTTCACGATGGACGAGATTAACAACTCCTAGCTTTCTCCTCCTGCTCCTAGCCCGTCTCTGGCGGGTTGGGGGTTTTTAATGATTACATGTTGCTTTCATACTGGCGGGCCGTATGCAGCCGAGGCCGAGCGTTTACGCACCTCGCTGCAACGGCTGGGCCTGAAATACAGGATAGACGAACTGCCTAGCCGTGGTTCGTGGGATAGAAACATCCTCATCACGCCGGAGTACATCCGTGACGTGATGCGGGAGACTGACGGGCCGGTGCTGTATGTTGATGCAGATGCCGAGTTCCACAGCGTGCCGGACTTTGACCGTGGCTACGACGTACAGGTGCATTACCTGAACGGGCGTGAGTTGCTTGATGGTACGCTCTGGCTGGCTAACAACGCCATCAGCCGCGACCTCGTGGACCAGTGGTGTAGCGAGGTGCGGGTAGGCGTGTGGGAGCAGAAGACGCTGCAAGACATCCTAGAGCGTCGCACAGATATTCGCGTCAACCGGCTTGCACCTGAGTATTGTTTTATTTATGATACAAGCAGGACTCTGCATCCCGGCATCGAGCCGGTGATCGAACACCACCAAGCCAGCAGGAGGCTAAAGCGTGAAGTGTCTCATGCCGTTGAACCAGCGGCAAGCAATCGCGGAATCAATTAACGGCAAGCGCTATGTGGAGTGGGGCAGCGGAGGTACTACGCTGTGGCTGTCCGAACACGCCAATCCATCAAGGGCCGTCACGATTGAACACGACGCCCAGTGGCTGCGGCTGGTGTTGCAGCACATGCGTGATGAGTCGTGGGACTTCAGCCCGCAGACGGGCATCGTGCCAGGCCAGAACGCCACACCTGCCGAAGAGGTGGCCTTGCATCCGGCAGGCTATATTGATGCTGGCGTGAGCGTTGACGCGGATGTGTACTTAGTTGACGGCGTGGTGCGTGGCGACTGCCTCAAAGCACTCGTTAAGACAGGCCGACCCATGACGGTGTTTATTCACGACACTCAACGGGACTGGTACGACGACGCGATTGCGGAAGCGGTGGCGGCGGGCTTTGAACGAACGGACTACCCCGAAGGCGAAGACTATCCGGGGTGCCTGTTGACGAAATTAGAAAGGACGTGACTTATGGCAGATAAGGTCGTAGAGGTGGTCGTTAATTTGGATAAGAGGGCTTTACGGCCGCTCAAGGATGTCGCCGTAAGAATTTCTGAGTTAGCTAAAAGGCATCCCCACCTACAAGAGGACGCAGATTACATCGGCGAAAAGATTTTAGAATGCCGGGATTATATTAAAGCGTCTCGGTAAATGCTCCTAATCACCGGCCATCAACGATCAGGCACCGGCTACATGGCCGCACTATGCAGGTCTATGGGCTTGGATGTCGGGCATGAGCGGCACGGCGAGGACGGCATCAGCAGCTTCCAGTACGCGGTGGATACCGACAAGGTGATCTTCCACAGCGTAGACGACAACCGTGGCCGCAAGTTCTACAAGTTCGACGAGATCATACACGTCGTGCGGCACCCCTTGCACGTCATCGCCTCAACAGCGTTTACCGATATGAACGGGGCGATAGAGTGGCAGGCCGGATTTATCCCGGTGACGGCCCCAAAGCAACACAATATCCGCCGAGCCGTACAGACGTGGCTCGGCTGGAACGAGTTAGTAGAAAAGCAGACAGACGTGCGGGTTCGGGTCGAAGACGCCGAAGAAGAACTACCCAAGATACTTAACGAGTCGGTAGTCCAAGACCCGCCCCCGCCGTGTGTCAACGCTCGCCCCCATGAGTCCCTGCAATGGGCAAGGGTGGCGACGGCTTGCGTGGGTGATGAGTTCCCACGACTATGGCAGATGGCCGAACGATACGGCTATGGAGACTAATGAACGCCACCCTACTATGTCCAGGCCCGTCGCTCGCTAACTACAGCGGACAAGGCCAGGGCATCATAGTAGGCGTTAACAGGGCAGTAGAAGCCCATGCGTGCGACGTGTGGGCCGCGACCGACTGGCCGCTGATTGACCGGGTTTACCCCCTCGGCCAGCCCGTGCTGTTTACCATCGAAGCGACACGCGCGTCTCTGGTACGCAAGGGGCGGGGCTGGCCTTATCTAGTGGTGACGCACTGCGGCATCGCTGGCGGCAAAGTAGACAACACGCGGCACCCGTGGACGCGGTACACCGCCACGGCAGCCCTGTACTACCTCGCATGGTCGGGGGCGACCCGCATAGACGTGTGGGGCTGCGACTGGGCTGGGCAAGATGACTGGGATGGGAACAATACTGAGCGGTCGCGCACCCGTGACCGATGGCGTGATGAGCAGGCAATCTGGCAAGGCGTGATAGACACGACCGGCGTATCAGTAAAGAGGCACTGATGAGCGACACCACCATAGCTAGAGCACACGCCCGCTCGGTACATCAGTACCACAGCGAGGGTGCAGAACTACCGCTGCGGGAGACGGGGCGGGACTACCCGTTACCCACTTCGGTCTACGGCAAAACGTCTAGGTCGATTGACTTCTTCTTTGGCCGGTTGGACGACGCGACAACGCTGTCCGCCCAGGCAGACGCCGAGGACATGACGCTCACCCTAGCGGATACGACGGGATTTGTGGACGGCACTGTGATTGGCGTCTTCTCTGCGACAGACCCGGACGTGTTTTACCTCGGCACGCAGATTGGCGCTCCTGCTGGTAGCGTGGTAACGCTTGACACGCCGGTGGACCAAGCACTGCCGAGCGGGTCCGCTGTTGCTGGCGTGACGACTAACATGGCGGTGGATGGATCATCGACCACGCAAGTATTCCAGATCGGACCCGTCGCCGCCGCATCGACGCAGGTGGTTAACATCCTGCGGATCATGGGTACGATGCTTGACTCAACCGCGATGGATGACGGCAAGTTTGGCGGCATCTCAGCACTGACTAACGGGTGCGTCTTGCGGCACAACAATGATGTTATCCAGAACATCTGGAACGTCAAAACCAACGCCGACCTAGCGTTGCTGTGTTATGACTTGCGGTATGCAGACAAGGCACCTGGCGGCCAGTTCGGGTTGAACTTCAGGAACACATACGGCGGGCAGAATACGCACGGCGTTGTGATTGCGTTACAGCCCGGCGACACGCTGGAGTTGCTCGTGCAAGACGACCTGACCGGGCTGGATCAATTCAAGATGATGGCCCAAGGCCACTTTAAGGAATAGCATGGGCCTGATGGATGAAGCAATGCGAGCCGACGCGCAGTTGTCGATGGATGCCGACCAGTTCGGTGAGGCGATCACGTACACGCGGGCTGATGCAACTGTACTAACGCCGACCGTTATCATTGACCGCAACGCCCCATCGCGTGACCCTGAGTACACACGCACAGCCCGCGTCTTTGACGTACAGATTGCATACGACGCCGACGACTCGTTTGGGTTGTCTGCACCGCCAGCCAAGGGCGACCGCATCACGATGAAGGAAGACCCCGCCGACGCTGGCACGGTCGATAAGGAGTTCGTCGGCCTAGCCACCGCAGACACGGGGGGCTGGCTCGCCCAGTTCGCGTAATGGCTGACCGGCGATCACGAACCATTGCAGTGCGTCTGGACGACCGCATGGTAGACGATGTGCTGTCTGAACTGCGGGACATGCCCGGCAAGATGAAGTCCGCCAAGCGGGCTGCGGTCAAGGATACGCTGCGGACGGCACGGGCCGAGCTTTCACGCGACATCAAGGATGTAGCTAACCTGCGGGCCAAGGACATCAAAGACCGTATCAAGCCGATCAAGAAGCCGAGCAACGCAAGCCCCACAGGCACGATCCGCATCTCTGGATCACGCATCCCGCTCTGGCTGTTCTCGCGGTCCAAGTCGGATGAAGCGGGGTTCGCGGACCAAAAGGGCAAGCGGCGTAGCGGGAAGCTGAGCGCCAAGCGAGAGGCCAAGGCTTTAGCGGGTGGTGCCAAGCCGGGCCGTAAGCCTGCACACGGTGCTGGATGGAAGATATACAAGGGCGACAAGGTGAAGCGGCACTTCAACTACTTTGTTCGCAAGTCGCAGTCGTCGGGCAAGACGCACATCATGAAGCGGCCAGACCAGGCACGCGGCGGCAACAACGCGATCCCCGGACGCGACTACCGCATTGCGTATGGCCTGTCCCTTGTGACGATCATGCAGCGAAAGAAGATTGCTCGCCCCTCCGAGGAAGGCATCCGAGCTGTGCTGGTAGACAATTTGCGGTCGCAGGTTGACCGCTTCCTAAAGCGAAAGAAATCCAACCGTGCCTGAACCAGTATTGTGGACCATCCAGACATCGCTCAAGACGGCGGTGGAGACAATCGACGGTACAGGCTCGTTCTTCAACACAGCCGCCACCGTCGCACACAAGACCAACGCGGTACAGTCGTTCACCCGCGACACGTTCATGATCGGCCTTAATAGCGTCACCCGCGAGACGGAAGAGACGCAGGGCAAGTATTACTTCCGCGCCATCTTCGATATTGAGGCTATTGTCGCCCCCGTCACCGGCGTAGAGGATGACCAGTTGCGTGCCCGTCTGTGGTCGGACATCGCTGCGGCTGTCATGGCAGACCCGCAACGCACCGTCTCTGCGACCCGTTACGCGATCGACACGCAAGTTCTAGCCCCTGAGATTCAGGACCAGTACGACGAAAGGGTAGGTATCACCGCCCCCGTCGAGGTTTACTTCCGACAAAGCATTACCGACCCCACCTCCCTGTGAGATAAACAATGGCTGCACCGCTAATCACCCGTCAACGACTCGTAGCACTGAAAACCGAAGGCACGGCAGGCACCGCAGAGTCCCTGGCCGCCGCCGACGCCGCGATCAACTGCTACGACACGACCTACACGCCTGAGATCAACATGGGCGATCGCCCATCACAGGGCACCTATGACGCCCCGCTGCCGTCCGTGCCGGGCGCTCGTATGGGCCGCATCGGATTCCGTACCGACTTCTTCGGCGGCGACAACGCAGCCCTGTGGTTCGCACGTATCCTGCCACATGCCGGGTTCACCGTGTCGAGCCTGACAGCTACGGCGGTCGGCTCTGCCAGCACGTCGGCGGCTACGGTCGCGGCATATGTGGATGGCGGCTACTACCAGTTGGCTGGTGCGGTCGTGACTTCCCTATCTATCGCGTTTGAGCGTGGCGAGCCGATCTACTCCACCGTGGAGTATCAGGGCAAGTACGCCGACCCCACGGACGTGTCGCTGCTGACGCCGACTTACCCCACCGATCCGCCTGAGCGTTTCGCGTCTGGCAACTTCACGCTGGGCGGCACCGAGTTGCCTACGTTCAGTGGCACCATCGACATCGCCAACACGGTAGAGATGCGGCCCGACCCCACCGACGCGACGGGCTACCTGCACGCTCAGATCACGCAGCAGACCATCACGGCCAACCTCGTTGCCGAGGCCGCACTAGCTGGCACCCGCAACGACTTCACCGCATGGACCGGCAGCACCACGCAGACGCTGGCTCTTACCACGGCTGACTCGTGCGTCGTCACGCTGCCGGGTATGCAGCGCACCAACGTACAGACCGGCGACAGCGGCGGCATCTTAAACCGCACGCTTGAGATGCTGCACACCGGCACCTCGGCGGCGACGATTGTTTCAGGCTAATTCACTAACACAGGGAGGCATCATGCAGTCGAAATTAAAACCAGGCGAGACGTTCACGAGCGAGATCGACGGCGAGACATACCACATCAAGGTGATGTCTGCGGCGGACGAGATCAGGGTACGTGCTCAACTCACGGCAGATGAAGCGAAGGCAAAGGCTGACAACGATGTCGGCCAGTATTACGCGGCTTGGGCCAAGGTGGTCGATGAGTTCGTGGAAGGTGCGGACATTGCATCGCAGGTCACGGCTGAGACGCTGGGCAAGATCGCGGCGGCTGTTACCAACGGTAATACCGTTAGTGAAGACGAAGCAAAAAACTAAGGCTGGCCGTCATGGTCCGGTGTGGCGAGTTCGACGAGAACGACCCACCTACGCCGGAGTCGGCGACTATGGCGGCCTGCCCGATGTGCGAGCAGAAGGATGCGGCGTGCAAGGCGTGCGGGGGCCGCGGCGTGTTCCGTATTGAGCAGCACCCCCGCGAGTTCGTGCCTGACCTCGCTTATCGTGTTGCACAGATTGCCGACCTGTACGGCGACCACGGGCTACCCCCTGTGGCTGGCGGGTCGCTCGATCAGAGCAACTGGTTCATCACGGCGGCGGCGTTATGTATTGCTGACCACAAAAGGATCGTAGCAGAACGAAATGGCAAGACGTGATATAGATGTCGTAGTGTCCGCACGCACGGACGCGGCCAGCTTTAAGCAGGCTGAAACCCGCACACGGGGATTCTTTTCGCGTCTTCGCGGAGCGGGGGCTGGCGGGGTCGAGGGCGGGCTTAGCGAAGCTGCGCTACAGCGAACATCACGGGCCGCCGAGACGCTATCGAAGGTTGTTCAGATTGCGGCTATCGTGCGTGAGGGCATCGGAGCGTTTAACGCTTCCCTAGAGATTGGCCGTGGCATCATGGCTGGTATGGCGGGAGACGCCGAAGCGTTCGACCAGTCGATGATTGCCGCAGGCGACGCGATCAAAACGACGCTGCTCGGCGCTGCTGGATCGGTGGTGGGCGAGGCAATATTTGGCGACCGTGCAGACGCCGCCAAGATCGAACAGGAGGTGGCGGACGCCGAGCGGCGTCGCATTGCCCGTCTCAAAGAGATCATCAAGCAGCAGCAACGACTAGCCGCCATCTCGAAGCAGGCTGCGTCGCTAAACGTCGCGGCCTTCCAGGAGACTGAACGGCTTCGCATTGAAGCGACCGGCGACGAGGGCGAGCAGCAAACGCACGCTATACGAGTTGCTGCCGACGCCAAGCTCAAGCAGATAAGCCTGCTTGAGCGTGAAGCAGAGGCCATGAAGGAAGGCGAGCAACGCAATGCCGCGCTGCTCCAACTTGAGCAGGCCCGCGAACGTGTCCACCTCAACATGGCTGAGGCTATCGAGCAGGCAGACGCCGCCAGGGCTAAGGCCGACGAGAAGCGTATCGCTGGCGTGCAATCGCAGATCGACGCGATGCGACGTGCCCACGACGAGAATGTCCGCACGTTCGGCAAGGAGGGTGCAGACCTTGAGATTGAGTCTATCAAGCTACGCACCGAGGCACGCGAGCGCGAGATTGAGAAGCTCGTAGAGGCCGCCGAAACCGAGAAGCAGCGGTTGGAACTTGCCCAACTGCTCGCGGACGTGCAGGCCCAAGGCGAGCGGGAGATTGCGGCGGTCGAGCCAGAAGCAGGACCGCGACGCGAGCGTGTCGGGCTTGCATCGGCACAGGAAGGGCTGCTTGTCTCCGGCATCGCAGCGGCAGCGCAAGCCAACCAATCTATCGAGCGGCAGAAGCAAAAGACAGCCGAGGACACCGAAAAGAACACCAAGGAAACCGCATCGGTATTGGC